TGGCATTTCGTGAAAACGAAAAGTCAAGAGTGTTTGTTAAAATAACAAAGACTAAGGTTCTTGCTTCGTTTGGTCAAATTATTGAAGTTTTATTTTCTCAAGGTAAATTTCCGCTAGGAGTATCTCCTACATCTGTACCAGAAGATATAGCAGAAAGAGCACACTTAGATCCACAACAAGCACAACAGTCACAAGAGCCTATGAGTCCTTATGGTTTTAATGGTGATGGTAGAGCTATGCCAGCAGGTGCTACTGCTAATGAATTAATGCAATCACTAGCACAAAACTATCAAGATCTAGGATTTCAAGAAGGACCTGCTAATCGTGGTGAACCACAAATAGAACCTGCAAGAAAAGCTGCAGAAGCAATGCAAAAGTTAATACATGATCAGTTAGAGGAAAGTAAAGCTATTACAATTATGCGTCATGTATTTTTTGAAATGGCATTATTAGGAACAGGAATACTAAAAGGTCCATTTACAGATTTAAAAGAATATAATTCATTTGATACTGGCGAAGATGATGAAGGTAATCAAATTAATGTACAAGTTAAAAAATTAAAAACAATACCAAGTATAGAAGCAGTATCTTGTTGGGATTTTTATCCAGATCCAAATGCAACAAACATGAACGATTGTGATTATGTTATTCAAAGACATTCTTACAATAAACAACAGTTTGAAGATTTAGCAGAAAAACCTATGTTTAATGCTGAAGCTGTAAAAGAGTGTTTAGATATGGGACCTAATTATCAAACAAGAGGATTTGAATCTTCTTTGTATGATAGAGAAAATATAACAAGTATTTATAAAAATAGATTTGAAGTATTAGAATATTGGGGTATAATAGATAGAAAGATTGCAGACGAATGTGGTTTATACTACGAATCTGAAAGTGATAATATATCGGTTAATGTTTGGATATGTGGTAATAAAGTTTTAAGAATGGTAGAAAATCCATTTACTCCAACAAGAATACCATATTTAGTTTGTCCATATGAATTAAATCCATATCAATTTTTTGGTGTGGGTATACCAGAAAATATGGAAGACTCACAACAAGTTATGAATGGTCATGCAAGAATGGCTATTGATAACTTAGCACTTGCAGGTAATTTAGTGTTTGACGTTGATGAAACAATGCTAGTACCTGGGCAAGACATGAAAGTATTTCCTGGTAAAATATTTAGAAGACAAAGTGGACAAACAGGACAAGCAGTACACGGAGTTAAGTTCCCTAATACTGCATATGAAAATTTGCAAATGTTTGACAAGTTTAGACAACTTGCAGATGAAGCTACAGGTATACCATCATACTCACATGGTGCAACAGGTGTACAATCTACAACTAGAACTGCATCAGGTATGTCAATGTTGATGGGTGCTGCAGCATTAAGTATAAAAACAGTTATTAAAAATATTGATGACTATTTACTTAAACCCCTAGGACAATCATTATTTTATTGGAACATGCAATTTAATGATGATGTACCAATTATAAAAGGTGATCTAGAGATTAAAGCTCAAGGCACTTCTTCTTTAATGCAAAAAGAAGTAAGATCTCAAAGACTAATGACGTTTATGCAAACTGCATCTAACCCTGCACTTGCACCATTCGTTAGATGGCATACATGTTTAACTGAAATAGCTAAGTCTTTAGATATTGATCCAGATCAATTAATTAATGATCCAGAAAAAGCTGCGATCTATGCACAAATAATGGGAATGGCAAATGGAAATCAAAACAATACAACCGCTACTGGAGGACCAAATCAAATGGGGCCAGCTGGAGAAGTACCTACAGGAGCTTCGCCAACAGATCCAACAGGAGTTGGAGGTGGCAACATCGGTACAGGTAATGTACCAATGCCAGGGGAAGCTGGCTTTAGTGCGGCAAATACTCAACCTCAAAGAGGCAAACAAACGCAATAAGGAATAAATGGTATTACAATTAGTTTTAAATAAAGATGGTAATTATGAATATAAAGATCCTAGAGTTACTAAAACTCCAGTGATTGATACTACAGCTTTTGAAGCATATGAAACTGATCAAAAAACTACTTTAGCAGGTGAAACAGATATAGGAACTCAAACAAAACAATTAATACGAGAAACACCTGGCCAGTATACTACAACTTTTAATGAACAAACAGGTCAGTTTGAAACTAGACAAAAAGATGCTGCATCTGTTGCGGTAGATGTAGGAACAATAAATCAAACACAAACTGCAGCTCCAACAACTGCGTTAGACCAAATATCTAAAATAACTAGTGCAACTAGACCAACTAGTATTGATACAAGTGAGATTGCAGAATTAATAAGAAATCAACAAAAATTACAACAACGTGCTCAAACATTTGATCAAGTAACTAAAGTTGCTGACATGGGACTTAGAGCTTATAATGTATTTAAAGGTGGTTCAGGTACAATATCAGGAACAACAGGACCTGTGACACCATTAACTAGAGTATCTTCAATACCTGTAGGACAATCTACAGTAGGAGGTGTTGCGGGAGCTGGTGCAATAGCATATGGAATAGGTGATGCTTTTAAAGTAAAAGGTAAAAAAGGTATGGCAGCAGGTGCTAGTATTGGAATGGCAGCTGGAGGACCAGTAGGAGCTGTAATAGGAGGAGTAGTTGGGGGTGTAGTTGATGAAGTTTTTGGAAGTGTAATTTGTACAGAATTGTATAGACAAAAATTAATGTCAAAAGAAGATCATAGATTAAGTTGGAATTTTACAATTAATAATTTTAGTAATACACATATTAATGGATATTGGTATTGGGCAGTTCCAATGGTTAAAGTTATGAAAAAAAATAAATTAGTTACAAAATTTTGGAATCATGTAATGTCTAATAGAACTAAAGATATTAAATGGAGATTGAAAAAAGGTAAATTTAATTTATTAGGAAGATTATATAGTATATTAATAGAAAATGGTAGTTATGCTGTTGGTAAATTAATTTATAAAAAACATAAAGAGGTATTAGTATAATGGCAATAAGTGATATAAAAGGAACTGTTACAACAACAGGAATGATGGGAAAAGGCCCTACAATGCCTAAAGGTAAAGTTGATCCTAAATTACCAGAAGTACAAAAACCAAAACCAGAAGTTGCAAAACAAGTTAATGTACAAAATCAAGGATCATCTTTGAAAGAACAATTTCCAAATGCTTCTGAAACTGAAATAACTTTAGCAGAAAGATTTAAAACATTAACAGCTGAAGATAGAGCATCATTAAGTGCTGTTTTATCTCCATCTGTTACAGCGGCTTTGAGTAAAATGTTACCTGAGTTTGCACCTTTAATGGAGCAAATAGGTACAGATGAACCAAATCTTATAATGCCAATGTCTGTTGCAGCAAATTATGCAATGAGAAGATATGGCGTTCAAGATCCAAAACAAGCTGTTACTGTGTTAACTGAAGATATATTTGGTAATACGCAGATGGAACAACAAACAAATGTGCCACCTAGTCAAGGTTTAATGACTAGCCCACAAACTACATAGTTTTTGAGCTACCCTTATCCATAAGGCACTCAACCCAAGAGGAAAAATAATGGAAAAAGAAAAAGAAACTCCTGAAGTTTCTGAAGAAAAAAAAGTTAAAATGCCAGCAGCAAATCCTTATAGTAAGGCTCGTGAAGATGATCCTGAAACAGAGGCTTTTGCAAAAGGTGAGTTAACTAAATATCATGCAGAACAGAGGGAGAAAGAGGCAACCGCAGCAACCGAACAGAAGGACACCGATGCGTCTGAAGAGACTGCAGAACAATCAGATAAAAAGGCTACTCCTATCGCTGAACGCCCTGCTAAAGCTGAAGATCGTGTTTTTAAGAAACGTTATGACGATTTGAAAAAACACTATGATTCTACAATTAATAAACACAAGGATGAACTTCAATCTTTGCGTACACAATTAGAATCAAGTACAAAACAATTTGTGCCCCCTAAATCTAAAGCAGAATTAGAGGCATGGAGAAAAGAGTACCCTGATGTTTACGATATGGTAGAAACTATAGCGATGGACAAAGCTACTACTCGAACTGCAGATCTTGAAAATAAATATAAAGATTTACAACTTCAACAAGAACAAATTGCAAAAGAAAAAGCTGAAGTAGAACTTTTAAAATTGCATCCTGATTTTAATGATCTTCGTCAAAAAGATGATTTTCATGAATGGGCTGCAAATCAAGATCCTACTATTCAAGGTTGGTTGTATGAAAATACATCTAACGCACAGTTAGCTGCTAGGGCTATTGATCTATATAAAATGGATACTGGTCAAAGTAAACTAACTAAAAAAGAAGAGAAGGATGTTAAAAAAGAAGCTGCTAAAGCAATTTCTAAAACTAAGAAAAGTACTGAATCTGATATACCAAAGAAAAAAATTTGGACAACAAGTGAGATTGGTAAATTAAAAGCTCATGAGTTTGATAAATTAGAAAAGGAGATTGACCTTGCTCGTTTAGAAGGTAGGATTGAACAACGTTAAACAATCTAACTAAACAATAAGGAGAAGCAATATGGCTTTTACTAACGCTTCGGGGTATCAAAACCTTGCACAAGGTAATTTTACTCCACAGATCTTTAGTCAGAAAGTTCAAAAATTCTTCAGAAGAGCATCAGTGGTAGAGGATATTACTAACACTGATTACGCTGGAGAGATCGAAAACTTTGGTGACACAGTAAAGATCATTAAAGAGCCAACAATCACAGTCAAAGATTATGCTAGAGGTCAAACAGTTGATACACAAATATTAGCTGATGACCAAATTC